AGGCCTTCTTTTATAAGTTCCAGTTTAGCAAGGAACCTCTAACTGTGACCTTCGTAAGTTCCAGTAAAGGTTGCTATACGACGAGAGCATCTGTGAGCATTAACATTGAAGATAAGGAGAGTAAATAGATATGATAACAGGATTATTAACAAGAATATTCGGCATTATAGACCGAGTTATACCAGATAAGGCAGCCGCACAGAAGGCTAAAGACGAATTACAAGTGTTAGAGCAGACAGGAGAGCTTAAGTTACTGCTTGGGCAGCTTGAGATTAACAAACAGGAAGCATCTCACAGTAGTATCTTTGTGGCAGGGTGGCGGCCTTTTCTAGGATGGGTGTGCGGGATATCGTTTGCTTATCACTTTGTATTACAACCCTTATTAGTATTTGTATTAACGCTAGCAGGGCACGCTATCAATCTTCCTGTATTCGATATGCAGTCATTGTTAACAGTACTGATGGGTATGTTAGGGTTAGGTGGTATGAGATCTTTCGAGAAGTTCAAAGGCGTGGCTCGTAACGATATTAAAGAATAGAGAGCCTTGTTGTTAGTGTTTACTAGTAGATTACATGCGGGTTGGCATTATGATTAACGCTTTAAAGATTTGGAGGAAGTAAGAAGATGACTAAATGCATGTATGAGGTATTAGGGAGAGTAGAAGATGCCAGCGCCACTGAAGAAGACTTCAATGAAGCCCGGGCGGAAGTTTCCTTTAGAAAAGCAGCCTTTACGTTGCAATCGGAGACTGCTCATGCTATAATAACGTACATTAATGAACTAGAGAAGGGCAAACCATGGGTGTTGTAAAGGACAAGGGACCCTGCCCTAAGTGCAGCAAAAGTGGGCAAGGGACATCTTTCGTGTCCTATGACGATGGAGGTAAACACTGCATGGAATGCAAATACACTGAAGGCGGTAGCGCAATGAATGACAAACCAAAGACTAAAGAACAGCTTCCTTTGCTTCCTGTGGGTCAATATGTGGACCTAATTAAACGTAAAGTATCTAAAGAGACCTGTGAGTTTTTCGGGTACTCCGTATCTTCCTTCTCAGGAGTCAAGAGCTTCGACTGTAAGACAAAGACCGCAGATGTGGTTAAAAATGAGACAGTGCAGGTACAGAACGTCTACGACAATGGTAACGTAGTTGCACAACACTTACGCTTTGGTGATAAGGCATTCAAGTCTCTTGGGAACTTTAAGTCAGACGTTTTACACGGTAAGCACTGTTGGAATCCTAGTGAGAAGATTGGAGTGGTAATCTGTGAAGGCCAGTTAGACATGTTGTCTATAGGGGAGCTTCAGAAGTGCAAGTACCCAGTTGTATCTTTACCTAACGGTAAGGGAACCGCCATTAAGACTATTGAGAATGAGATCCAATGGCTAAAGCAGTGGAAGGATGTTACACTATGCTTTGATAACGAAGAAGGTATGCAGGAGATCATCCAACGCTGCAGTGAGATACTTCCCGCAGGTAAGACTCGAGTAGCCAAGTTGCCCCTTAAAGACGCCAGTGACATGTTACAGGCAGGCCGAGGACAGGACCTACAGAAGTCTCTGTGGAATGCTGCACCCCTAATGCCAGAGGGCGTGACACTGTTTGAAGACATAGACTGGGTAGAAATGATTAAACCCAGAGAGCCCGGCTTTACTATACCCTTCCCAGTTACCGACGACCTCCTAGGTGGCGCCCACAAAGGACAGGTGTTTACCCTCTTTGCTGATACAGGTAAAGGGAAGTCTACCTTGTTGAAGAAGATTACATACGACCTAGCGATCAAGGCTAAGGCCAGAGTGTTCACTATATACCTAGAAGAGAGTCAAAAGGATACAGTGCACTCTCTTATAGCAATCCATAACAACGTACCAAGTTGGGAAGTAGCAGAGAATCCACAGAAGTTTATGAGCCTAGATAATAAACCTACGTTTGGTAATGGACAGCTGGGCTTCTTCTCTCACTTCGGCTCCTTGGACGGCAAGAGACTACTGAATATGATGGAATACTTAGCGGTAGCTCTTAAGGCAGACTTCATTATCTTAGATCATATCTCTATCGTCATCTCTGGGAATTCTACCAAGAATGAGCGTAGTGACATTGATAACCTGATGACCAGCCTTAGGACGTTAGTCCATGACACTGGTGTAGGAGTCTTAGCAGCTACACATGTCATCAAGAAAGACCCATTGTCTCCGCTTAGCCTGTCTGACATCAGAGGGTCAGCCTCGATTGCACAGCTAAGTGATACGATTGTAGCTATTAACCCCGTCACCGAGAAAGAGTCTGACGAGTTTGGAGGGGTTACTAGGCACGCTGTACCTTATCACGTCTACCTAGAGGTCCACAAGAACAGGTACCGCAGTAAGCTAGGCACCACTGATGAGTTAGTATTTGACATTGAGACTGGGCAGTTGAACCCTTGTGGGTTATACAAATGCAGATAGTAATGGATTTAGAAGGTAATGACCTGTATCCAGCCATTACACAGATACATTGTATAGTGTGGTTTGACCTGGTTACTAGAGAGACTTCAATAGCACTGCCTTGTGAGGACGATTACAGACTCATAGGGCAAGAGTACGCTGACGTTAACAGGTTTACGCTCGCCTCCTTCGCCACCGATATATGTCCTCAGATTACGATGATAGCTGCACATAATGGATACAGTTATGATATCCCTGTTATGAAGAAGCTCCTGAATGTTGATTTAACTGAGCAACTCAGAGACACATTAGTAATGTCTCGTGTCAGCAACCCTGATATCCTTAAGGGCCACTCAGTGGACGCTTGGGCGGGAAGGTTTGGCCTAGAGAAGCCCGCAATTGGGGCCTGGGATACTCTGAATGTGGACATAGTTAATAGGTGTCTAAAGGATGTAGAGATACAGGTTAAGATATACGAGAAGCTGTCCCGCAGATACCAGTATCAATACGGCGTGGAGCAGCCAGAGTTCTTAATAGTTGAACACGATATAGCCAGGGTGATGGCCAGCCAAGAGCAGGTTGGTGTAAAGTTCGATAAGGCTGCGGGGCGTACTCTTCATAAGGAGATAACGACAGTCCTTGAGGATAAGAAGAATCAATTAGAGCCTTTGCTGCCTACTTGGAAGCTCCCTGACGGTACTTACAAGAGATTACACACTACGGATGGCAACCTCCACACCTATGTTGAGAAGTATATAATGAAAGGTGGGTTAGTAGACTTTACTACCGGAGATAAGACTAAGCTACATAAGTGCCGCGCTGACTATGCAGGGGATTTAAAGAAGTTTCTATTAGATCTAGGTTGGGTCCCTGAGAACTACAGTTACAAGAAAGAGAAAGATGAGCACGGGAAGATGAGAGACGTCAAGGGAGAGGATGGCAAGAAGGTTACGTCTTCACCTAAGCTCCCTAAAGAAGATGATGAGATTGAAAGGGTTGTTAAGAACCTGAACATGCCGCAGGTAAGACTACTAACCGAGGTGTTGACCCTTAAGCACAGGGCTGCGACCTTGTTGACCCAGAAGGGTGACTCAGGGTGGTTAACTGTAGTCAGGGAAGACGGTAGAATATCAGCAGGGGCTAACCCTAATGGCGCTAACACCACTCGTATGCAGCACTTTGGGGTTGTTAACGTACCCAGAGTTACTAGCTTATATGGTAAAGAGATGAGAGCCTTGTTTATTACTGAACCGGGAAGGGTCATGATCGGCTGTGACGCCTCTGGTCTGGAGCTGAGGATGCTAGCTCACTACATGAATGACCAAGACTTCATTGATGAGGTAGTTCAAGGAGATATACACCAAGCTAATGCAGATGCGATGAAGGTTGATCGTAACCTTGCTAAAACTATTGTATATGCTATGCTGTATGGAGGAGGGGTCGCTAGAGTAGCTGCCATCTTAGGAACCAGGGATATGGAGTTTGCAGGGAGTGTCAGAGATGCCTTCTTAGACAGGTGGCCTGCCCTGAAGGAATTGATCAAGAACATTAAGAAAGCCTCTAAGAAGGGGTGGTTCAAAGGTTTAGACGGTAGAAGAGTTTACCCGAGAGCAGATTATTCTGCCCTTAATACTTTGTTGCAGTCAGCCGGGTCTATGGTTGTTAAGAAGGCTACAGTAATAGCGGCCCGGGAGATAAGCAAGAGGGGTTTGGATGCCTTCCAGGTTCTTCACTTCCATGACGAATACTCCTTTGACTGCATTAAGTCTGACGCAGAAGAGGTTGCGGTTATATTAACAGAAAGTTTTATAAAGGCAGGTGAGTATTATAAACTAAGGTGCGTCACAACAGGTGAGGCTAAGATAGGTAGAAGCTGGGCGGAGTGCCATTAATGAGAGATAAAAAGGAAGAAAACAAACATCTAAGGTTGCAATTACCCAGGAATAGACTATACTGTAGACAGAGACACATTTATCAAGGCTTAACACTAAACTAAAGGAACTTAAATATGACGATTGCAATAGAACACGGCGTTCGCGCAGGCAATAGGCACACTGTAATCCTGACCGGCTTAATTGAATGGGCTAAGGTTGCTACTCCACATGAGGATAAGTATCGTACATTAATCTACTCCATTAATGTTGAGGTCAACGATGAGGTTGTAAGCTTCTTAGGTACTTTAGGTTATACTGTAAAGCCTACTGCTATCAAAGAAGGTACTGGCGGTAAGCAGTTTATTAACGTCTTCAGCCCAGGTACAGATGGTAAGAAGGGTCCTAAGGTTACAGACGCAGAAGGGGTTACAATCTTAGATTTGATTGGTAACGGATCAACAGCAAAGGTTGAGCTACTGTTATTGCCTTACTCCAATAAATTCGGCGAGGGAATGTGTCTACGTCTTGGCAATATCCAAGTGTTAGATTTATTAATCTACGAGTCAGAGTTAGTTACTCAAGTAATCACCACCGGGGAAGTAGCCCCTACTGCTCCGGTAGTTGCTACTGTCAAAACCTCTAACGAGGACTTCTAGAGGATGAGACTTTTAGTAGACGGGGACATTCTCCTGCACAAGGCATGTAACTGATGTCAGCGTAAGAGCTATACAGTAGGGGGTGTCGCTACCGCTGACAAGTTTTCAGCCAATAAGTTAGCCGAAGAGAACAAGCAAGCTCGTCTTGCAAAAGAAGCAGCTACTATTAAGCTAGCGGAGGACAGGTTAGATGAAAATGAAGACTTATAAGCCCTATCGTGCACTTATAGATACAGACATCCTAGTATACAAGGTAGGGTTTGCTTGTGAGAAGGATGCATGGGTACTTAACGGAACAGAGTACCCTGAGTATGAGATAGCCTTGATGCATGTTAATCTGGAAGATGATATAATAGTTCTTCCTGAGAAGATTAAGGTTGCTGACGGAACTATTGAAGATGCTTACAAGCTGTTAGACCGGAAGATTACGGATGTCTTATTAGGAAGTGGAAGTAAAGACTATGTGTGCTACCTAACCGACAGTGATAAGACTAAGAACTTCAGATACCAATTGTCTCCGGAGACTTACAAGGCCAATAGGGCTAACGGTAAGAGGCCCCTATATTATGACCAGCTAAGGGATTATGTAATGGGGAGTCATAATGGTGTAATGGTTTCAGGGATTGAAGCAGACGATGCCTTGGGGATATACTGGGAAGAGAACGATATCATGTGCTACATTGATAAGGACCTGAAGCAGTACCCGGGTATTCACTATAACATCCTGACCGAAGAGATATCAGAGTCAGACCCTTTAGGTTGGGTTAAGATTTCCGCCAAGAGAAACAAGGTAGAAGGTAGGGGGTTTAAGTTCTTCTGTAGCCAGCTGATTACAGGGGATACAGCTGACAATATTAAAGGGGTTAAAGGACAAGGTCCTGTTAAAGCAGTGGCCCTCCTTGAAGACCTTCAGTCTAAGCTTGGGTGCTTCAAAGCAGTGAGGCAACTGTACGAAGACAAAGAGCTGCCCAAAGAACAGTTTGAGACAAACAAGAAGCTCTTGTGGATGTTGCGTTATCTCCCTAAGGGAGCCCACTAAGGAGAGTATTAATGGACCAGGGACATTGGATAGGACGTGAGACAGATATAGAAAAGTACTTTGGATTCATATACTTAATACAGTGTAAGGTTGACGGGATTAAGTATATAGGCAAGAAACAGTACTGGATAAGCAAGGCCGGCGTAGTCGGATGTAAGTCAAAGGTTTATGATAGGCAGTCTCCGAAGTGGAAGTGTAAGTGTTGGACGGAGAGCAACTGGAAGAAGTACCTAGGCTCCAGTAAACACCTTAGTGAGCATATCAAACTACATGGTAAAGAGAACTTCGTATGTACTATCTTGTCTCAGCACAGAAGCCGGGCCTCCTTATACTACGAAGAGGTAAGACAGCAAGTTATAAGGGATGTATTGAGATCGCGAACAGCGAACAACGAGTATGAATACTTTAACAGACAAATAGCTGCGGTAAAGTTCAGACCACCCATTGGTCATTCAGATATTGGAGATTAGTTAATGACTAGACATCTTATGATACCAGACGTACAAGCCAAGCCAGGGGTATCTCTGGACCACATGGACTGGATAGGTAAGTATATAATGGACGCCAGGCCTGATGCCATCGTTCAAATCGGGGACTTTGCAGACATGGAGAGCTTATCTTCATACGACAAGGGGAAGAAGTCTTTTGAAGGGAGGCGCTACATGAGAGACATAGCGGCAGCCAGAGAGGCTATGGACAGATTACTGGCCCCTATGAAGGCCTATAACAAAGGGCGTAAGAAGGATCGGTATAACCCCATGATGGTTCTCACCTTGGGCAACCATGAAGAGCGCATTCTGAGGGCCTGTGACAATGCCCCCGAGCTTGATGGGGTGATAGGATACGATGACTTGCCTTATGAGGACTGGGAGGTTTACAGCTTCCTAACCCCTGTGTTCATTGATGATATATGTTATGCTCACTTTATGTCCAACCCCATGACCGGCAAACCGTACGGAGGGACTACCGGGAATATCATACAGAAGGTGGGTTGCAGTTTCATGGCAGGTCATGTCCAGAAGCTTGATGTGTGTACCAGGTTCATCCTGGATGGCACTCAGCAGTGGGGGATCATAGCTGGAGCCTGTTACCTACACGATGAGGATTACAAAGGACCCCAAGGCAACAGGCATTGGAGAGGTGTTGTAGTAGCTAATGATGTGAAGCAAGGGTCTTATGACCCTATGTTCGTGTCCCTTGATTACCTAAGACGGAGATATAAATAGAATGGAACCAGCTAAAATAATAAGCTATATTATAAATAAGCACTATGGAAGACTGAGTATCATGTACTCAGATTTGTTTCAAGTGGGTTATGAGGGGTACCTGAAAGCGGTTAAGAACAACACAGACAAAGTGATGACCAAAACCTACGCAACGTACTACATACAGAATGAGATAAGTAAGTACGTACGTAAAGAGACCAAGCACCGGGACAGCTGCACACAGCTTACAGATGAAGCCCTTGGGTTAGAGGGGGATACGGTAGCCAGACAGATATCTAGGAATGTTAACTCTGATGCTATAAGAAGTGGACTGAGTTATTTAACTGACATAGACAAAACTGTAATCTATGGTCTATACTTATCAGACCCACCCAAGACTGTACAGTGTCTTGCTGATGATTTAAAACTTAGCAGGCAAAGGGTTTATCAGATTAAAGACAAAGCCTTGGACAGATTGTTCATTAAGCTAAAGGGGAAGTTGTTATGACAGATAAGACAGCTAAGAATGACAGCAACAGCAAGGCACAGGTAGCCGTGCCTATCTATAGTGGTCTAGTTTCTTCTTCACAGATGCATACTGTCTATATGCCAGATGAGATCTACGAGCAGCATGAGGATTATTACCCGTTGTTTGAGCTGCTAGCTAGCTGCAAGGCCCATGACGTAGTAGTGCTTCAATTATCATGCTGTGGAGGGAATGTATCCGTTGGGTACCGTATTTGTCACGCCTTACGGAACAGCCAAGCAACTGTATTATGTAAGGTAGAGGGTCCTTGTTACTCTATGGGAGCTATTATAGCGGTGTCTGGAGATGGGGTGCAGATTAATCCAGGAGCTTCTTTGATGTTCCACTCGTATACAGCAGAACATCAAGGCAAAGCCAGGGAGTTAATGGATAGTGTCGCTCAGTATGATGAGTACTACTGGACAACCTTCTCCTACTTCTGTGAACCTTTCTTGACAGCTAAAGAGGTGGGTGCTTTGAAGAACGATAAGGATGTGTATATATCTGGGTCCGATAAGGACTATAGCCGTAGAGTCAAGAGGCATTTTACTAATGATTAACAAAGTAGAAGAAGCGACAAAAGAGCTGGTAAAGGCTATAGAAGAAGAACAGAGTAGGAAG